CCCACTGCGCCCCAGAATCAAGCATGACCTGAAACATAGGCACACGCGCTGGCTCTGCGCGAAACGCAAACACTATTGCCGGTGTAAATTCGCCATGCCCTTTTTGTTGGTCAAACAGGAATTCATTTCGCACAAAGCATGAAACGTATGGGGTTTCTCCGAGTAACATCACAGACTCCTTCAAATTGTTGGTTTTACCATTCCGCGCCATCTCCTATCTTGTCGCGGAGATACATTACGATTTAATCTAGCCCCGTTCACTGTCCATGCGTCCCAGCACCATTTAACCCCATTCCAGTACGAATAAATGAGACAATCGGGAACGTGTTTTGGTATTGCCTGATATACGCCAACCCGCATCGGTTTAAGATGCGGTGGATACCACGGCGTTAGTTTCATATCGACCTTGCAATTGCCGCGTAGCATTCAGCGGCTCTAACTGTTTCCTTGCCCATGCGCTTTATCACATCCCTGTCTAGCGGACGCTGCGCGCCGATACTTTCAGCCCACTCGGTAACTTTCTCAAAGTTGACGTTAAACGCCATCACCGCAGCTTTGCCATCACTCCCATGTGCCTTGGCTACTTCTTTGGCTCGTCGGGTAACCTCCACTGCAAAGTTCGTTTCGGTTGCCCAGCAGTCGCTTCTGGCGCACACATCGCTAGTCCGTTTCCCACATTGTTTACATGATAGTTCCATACATCTCTCCCGAAAAAGCCAATAAAGAAAAATATTGAGCAGCTAAGCAGCGCCGACAGTGCGGCTGTTCTTACTGCGTGGGGGTGTACTTCCTCGATGATGTGGTCATTCACTTTTATCCCCCTTAATTGCCATCAAGATTGCAGCGCCGCCCTTTTGATTGCGCTTTATGTCTCCGAGTTTTAATCTGCTTGATGTTAAACACCGACCATCCCGGTAAAGGCTTCCGGTAATGGCATCGACATAAGTAACCCCGCGTTTGAAAAATACGCGGTTTGTATCAGACGTATAAAGCTGCCGCCACTCCAGCCAAGCTAGTTTTGCTTGTTTCTTTGCGCTTGCCATCCAGCACTCGCTCGACGTAGCGCAGTCGCCTTCATCGCTCAATACAATATCGTCAAGCTGACGTTTTTTAGTGCGTCGGCGCGGATCGGGTTCTCTGGTTTTCATTTATGCCCCCACTTAGCAGCTCCACCCTCAAGAACCCAAGGATTTTTACTCCGGCTTCTCATCCACCTAACCGCAAGAACCCATTTGGCTGCGTTCCTGCGGGTCGGATATGCCCGTCTTGCCCTTGTTGTTAGGCTCATTAGAACGGTACATCATCGTTGCCGCCGTAAGCCTTGGGCGCTGCTTGCTGCTCTTGTTTTTCTTTTGGCTTAAACGTGCTAACAGCGGCATACCATTTGCCACCTTTGGATTCCTTTACATCCACGTTCACCCACTCATCCCCCGCCTTGAATCGTTCTCGCAGCCATTGGCCCAAGTCAACTACCTTAATGCTGATATTTGCCTTAACAAAACTGGGTGCATTTTCATGCGGTGCTTTTACTATCAAGCCGTTTACAAATTCAATTGTGTCTGCCATTACTTCACCTCTTTTAGTTGATTAATCATTGTGTCCACGGATTTAAGAAACGCAATTACCGCAGTTTCTATTTCCAGAATTCGCGCTGGATCGCGTTTGTAACGCACGATAAATAACTGCAAATGCTCGGGCAGGTCTGGGCGAAAACTCACAAAATCGCACCAATTCCTGCCTGTACAAGCCATCTGCCACATCATCTGATTTTTGTACCCTGCCGGAACAACCCCGGCTATCAAATAAGCCAAGTGCGTACTGACTTTGGGACATTTAATCTCCACCAGCCCAGAATTGCCCACCAGCCCGTCAGGACTGGCACCAGCGCGTTCGATGGTTGGGTGCTGGCACATCCCTACCTCATCAACGCTAAACCCTGTCTCGGCTTCATACGCGCTTCGTGCCAGCGGTTCCATTTCTGTGCCAAAAGCCATGTGCGCGTTCGTGTAATCCGATCCTTGCGGCTTGCCGGTCAAAATCTCCGCAACAAGCTGCGCTTGGTAATCCCGATAACCAGCCGTTTCAGGTTTCATCAGGACGTTTGAAATCATGCTGGCGGTCACTTTGCCAGCACGTTCAGCAAGCCACTCCGGGGTTCCCTGAACGCTCATTGACTGCCTTCCAGAAATGCGTCTGTGCGCGGCTGCATTAACACCTCTTTGCGCTTGTTCTTGGCAAGCGTGATGGCTGCCATTGCCAGAGTGTCCTGCGTAGCCTGTGCGCCTTTGTAGGCGGTTTTAAAGACCGCCTGAAGGTCGTCCATTGTCGGGGCTGCGGCAAGGGCCAGAAGGTGCTTTGTGTAGTCATCCTTCGGCTTGGCTGCGACCGCGGCATTGCCATCGTCATCTTCTGGCGCAACTCCGACCGCGGCTGCCAAAGAATAACGGCGAGCGTAGGTGAGGGCTGATCCAAACCCCTGCGCGTCTGCCTTGCTGACAGGCAAAGACAGGTAGCCGCAAGAAATCCATTCCCCCGAGGCATGCAAAATAGTTGTTTCGACGCGCACTTCGTCCGGGTGCGGCTCGACCGTCTGTATGTAGGACAGACCGTTGGCAGAAAACGCTGCCCTGATTGCTTCAACAACGCTGGCAAGGTCTGCGTACTTGGATTTAAAAAACGGGTTGGCAGAGTCTTTAACTGCGCCCTTCATGGCTCCCTGCGCTTTTGCCAACGCTGCTGCCAGTGCTGCGATGCTGTCTGATTTATTCATTATTTCCCCATATTAAGATTGAAAAACATATCACCGCGCCAATAGCGCAAGCGTAAGACACGATCTCGCTCATTTGTCGTCAGCCGCAAGAAACTCGGCATGTTCTGCAACCATGTCGGAGTTGCGAAGGTGCGCTGTCAACATCTCTACAATTGCTTTGCGCTCTTTAATCCTGCGAAGCTCTAGCGGGTCATTGTCATCGCAAAGGCAGGCAACATACATTTCCAGCATGTAGCTAGGATCGCGGTGTTCTTGGAGCCATTCGTATAGGTCAAACTCTTTGCGAGACTGATATTTGCCTATGCGCGGACGGGGCCATTGACCGTAATCAAGAATAGTTTCTACTACTTCTTCCAACGCCATTTCTTCGTAATCCAAATCAAACTCTTTATTCCTGACCGAATAGCCCTGCAAAGGCCCACATATCGGGCAGTCTGTAGCACCACACATGCAGCGTTCTGCGACCATTTTGCTCTCCTTATGTTGCCTGCCAGATGCGCTCTGGCTGCGTATTCCAAAACCCCCGCGTTAGCAGGGGCAGAGGAATCAGGCGGCTTGCAGTTCTTGAAATCTTTCCCATTCAAATTCTTTATTTACGCGGTAACCGTTTGCTTTTGCATCTGCTTTTAAGTCTGCGTAGTAGGCTTCAAATTCTTTTTTCATTTCTGCTTTGGTCATTTTGTTTCTCCTGGTTGGTTGCCTGCGATGACCAGACTATATCGCAAGTAAAATTGCTTTGCAAGGTTTCTTTACAAATATATTCACACAAGGTATATTGCATCATCGGAAACCAAAGGAACAACGATGCTTACAGATGATGCGGTGCAATATTTTGGAGGGCGTAGGCAGCTTGCCGAGGCTTTGGGTATTACCCGGCAAGCAGTGGAGCAGTGGGGGGAGGTTGTAGCTAAAGGCGCGGCGTACCAGCTACAGGTAATTACTAAGGGCAAACTTATGGTTGATCCCAAGAAATACCAAAATTGAGTTGCCTTGGTTGCAATTTGATCGAAACCGCGCCGGTCACGCTTCGCACCGGCGTGGTGGTCTGCTCAAGCTGCGAGGGGTGGAGGCGTGAGTGTGAGGCTAGGGACACGATGCTGCGCTCCCGTCCTGAGATTGAGCATTATTTCAATCTGGTTGAGCAAAAGCGCGGGGCTGATGCCAGGCACAAATTGCGGCAGGAAATGATTGCTTTACACAAACTGAAAACTAGCACATAGTCCTATTTGGCCCTGATAAGCCAACCGGAGATTTCATGAGTTCTGTCAATCCAGCCCTACCAAAAGAGCCTTGCGGCGCATCTCCCCATGCGCCTTCTCCGGCAATTATCAGCTTTTGTGATTACGGGCTGGACTGAGAGGATTTATGTATTACTACCCGTTTAATATTGCTGATTACAAGGCATCCACTGCCCATCTTTCAAATGACGAGGATTTAGCATTTCGTCGTCTATTGGATATGTACTACGACACAGAAATGCCGATCCCATTGGATTCTGCATGGCTGGCAAGGCGTATCCGCGTTTCCCTTGAGGCAATTGAATCCGTTTTAATTGATATGTTTGAGAAAAAAGAGGACGGATACCATCATGCGCGTTGTGATGCTGAAATCCTTAAATATCAAGGATTTGCTGAAAGCGGTAAGCGTGGGGCGGCTATAAGGTGGTCAAAGGGGGGCGATGGGGGGGCTATAGGCACCCCATCAAACCCTATTAGCAACCAGAACAAGAACCAGAACAATAACAAGAATAATAAAGAACATATATTTGTTGTTCCCGATTGGATTCCGAAAGACGCTTGGCAAGGATTCATTGAAATGCGGAAAGCGGGAAAGGGCGCATTCACTGACCGCGCTAAGCAGCTCATCGTCAATCAACTTAAAACTTTGCATTTTGAAGGGCAGGACGTTGCCAAGGTTTTAGACCAATCCACGGCGAACGGCTGGAAAGGCGTATTCCCCCTAAAAACCCAACAAGGAGCGACAAATGGAAAATTCAACGTACACGCCTACACCCGAGAAAAACTGGCCCGAGAACTGGCTGCCGAAGCCGTGGGCAACCGCGCTGCACAAGAAGTTTTCAATGTTGTACCTACAGAAATTCACAAGTTGTTTTCCGGATCAGGAAACGGTGAATGACTGGAATGAAGTCTGGGCAGAGGCGCTTGCAGGGTTTGAGGGCGAGGAAATAAAGGTTGGATTGGATTATTGCCGGGACAATCATCCCTGGCCCCCAACCTGTGCCGAATTTAAGGCTGCCTGCAAGTCTCGCCCTAAACCTGTGCTGGCGCTCCCGCAGCCGCCTAGAGACTCTGAGCAGGGTAAGCGCAGGATTGGCGAGATACTCGGGATCCTGAAAAGCAAGCCGGTAAATGGGCGGGAATATTGGAACAAGGTTTTGGAAACAAAGGGACTGCCAGCAATCAGTTACGAATACGCCAACAAAGCCCTGCACAACTTAAACAATTTCACCGGGGAGCAACTATGAAAGTTGATTTAAATGCCTTTGATTTAAATTTTATTGCTATGTATGCCGAAAGAATGTCTTGGGTAAAATATTTGGCTGGAACGCATTCAAAAAAATACGACACAACAAAAACTGAATTTGGTTTGCATTACATTGGGGCAATGGGCGAGTTTGGGGTAAAAAAAGTCACGGGATGCCCACTGTCAATGCAAATTATGGCTGGTGGCGATCCTCGCCCTGACACAATAATTAAAGGTAAAACGGCGCAAATTAAAACAAATAATTTTCAAGGTAAAACATTAGAATTTTTTGTTGATGATATGAAGTCTTTCAATGCTGAAATTTTGGTAGGGGTGCAAGTGTTGTCACCCGTTTTGTTAGAAATACACGGTTACATAGACAAAACCACTTTTGAACGCGTCTGTGTAAAGAAAAATTACGGTTATGGCGAACGATTGATGGTTCCGTCAGGGCTTTTGACCCCGCTGGAGCAATTGTAATGATTTGCCCTGTCTGCGAAGAAAGACGCAACGCGGGGCAAAACGCGGCGCAATGGCCCATTTTGCAAGCGTGGGCAAAACAGAAGCAATGGCCCATCAACGGCACCCTATGCTGGCTCACCGACGAGGAATGGAAAGACATTTTGACAGCGGCTTTTGAGGGCGAGACTGCGCCAAGAATATCGCCGGGGCTGGAAGGCGGTATGGTTATGCTTGGGCGGCGAACAAGCCGGTTTGGTAAAAAACGATTTTCTGAATGGCTTGATTGGCTGAACGCCGCATCGCATCACGCCGGAATCAAAATACCAGCGCCAAAAGGAATAATAAATGAAAGCATTGCACGCGAAATCAATTGTTTTTCATAAAATGAATCAATCAAAAACCGGAAGTGATGATCGAATAATTGGCCCTTTTGAATACAAACTGCCGCACCCCAAAAAAAAAACGGGGGCTATTTGCCCGTGGCATTATGAAAACACACCAAGTTTAATTCTTGATTTTGGCAAACAAACCGCCGCCTGTTTGTCATGCGGGGTTGAAAGCAAAATAATGGACGCGCAATGGGAAGAAGATGGTTTTGCGTGGGCATGGGTAAAAAAAAATTAAAAATAATGACTAAAGCAGAAAAAGCCTTACAAACGCGCATACGGGCGCTAGGCTGCATCGTTTGCCACGGTGAAGGGGTAGATAGCCCTTGCGACCTTCATCACCTCCTGCGCGGTTCTAGGCGTATTGGCGAGGATTCTGTGATTGGTTTGTGTCTAATGCATCACCGTAGCGGGTTAAACACGAAAGAAGTTGTAAGCAGACACCCCTGGCGGCGGGAGTTCGAGGACCGATATGGTACTGAAGATGAATTGTTGCAGAAAACGAGGATTCTATGCGGCGTGCTGCCCGAGTAGATGGGAACCATTCTCAAATGATAGATGCATTCCGGTCGCTAGGGTGTAGCGTTCTGTCTCTGGCTGCGATGGGCAAGGGTGTGCCTGACTTACTGGTAGCGATTCAAGGTAACACATGGCTGGTGGAAGTGAAAATGCCAAAAGGCAAACAAACCGCCGATCAGATTGAGTTTGCAAAGCACTGGCAGGGGAAAATGGCGATTGCGAGGAACATAGAAGAAGCGCAATCAATTGTTGCACAAATGAAAACAATGGATAAGAAATGCACACCGCGAATATTGTTGAAATATTAAAGACAACGCCGAATGTGAACTGTGAATACTTGGCTGCGACTTTGAATGTTAAAAAAACTCAAATGAGTTGCACCCTCAATTATTTGTACCGGCGCAAGATTGTTGCTCGTGAACTAATGCCGTATGAAACCCGCAAAGCAGGACGTAAAAATGTTTATGTTTATCGGCTTGACGAGGGCAAAAATTCGGAATAATCTGGAAATATTGGAGAAATGGGAATAAATATGGCTGATAACGCTGACGCGGCAAGTTTCGTTTCTGTGTTGTTTCACTCGGGAACCAATGCCCATTTCATGCATTTGCAGACCGATAGCTTCTCAGTGCATTCGGCGCTTGATACTTATTACCATGAGATCATTGATCTTACTGACGCTTTTGCAGAGGCTTATCAAGGATGCTACAAGGTCATTACCAACTATCCCAATACGTTTCACAGCGAAACCGACCCGGTAAAGTATCTAACCAAGATCAGCGACTTCGTGCGGGACTTCCGTGTGCATCTGCCGAAGGATACGCAACTGCAAAACCTAATTGATGAGATTGCGGCGTTGATTGATTCAACCCTTTATAAGCTGCGTTTTCTTAAATAATGCCAAACGCAGGACAATTTAAAAAAGGTGACAAAAGGCCCGGAGCTGGTCGCCCTAAAGGACTGCAAAACAAAACAACTATTGCAGCAAAAGAGGCTATTGCTCGTTTTGTTGATGGGAACGCTGATAGGCTTCAAGGATGGCTAGACGAGATAGCGGCAGACCAAGGCCCAGCAGCGGCGTTTAGATGCTTTTCGGACTTGCTCGAATATCACGTTCCAAAGCTGGCTAGAACCGAAGTGACCGGGGCAGATGGTGGCCCACAAGAACTAAAGATTACATGGCAGTCCGAGAAATAGAGATACCGTATGCGCCCCGCAAAGCGTTCATGCCTTTCCACAACAGAACGCAGCGGTGGGCGTGTCTTGTCGCGCATAGGCGGGCGGGTAAGACGGTCGCGGCAATCAACGACATCATTAGGGCGGCGATCACCAGCAAAGACCCAATGCCATTGTTTGCGTTTGTTGCGCCGTTCAGGAGTCAAGCAAAGTCGGTCGTATGGGATTATCTCAAGCATTACTCGCAGCCCATTGCCGCCGACAGCAACGAGGCAGAATTGACCGTGACCCTTATAAACGGAGCCAAGGTCAGATTGTTTGGCGCTGACAATGCCGATGCCATCCGGGGATTGGGATTCTCGGGGATATACATGGACGAGTTTGGCGACTTTAAGCCTAGCGTCTGGGGTAACGTCATTCGTCCGGCATTGTCTGACCGGCAGGGGTGGGCGGTGTTTGGTGGCACGCCGAAAGGTAAAAACCAGTTCTGGGACATACGCACAACCGCAAGCAGACTCAAAGACGAATGGTTTTTGCTGGAACTTCCTGCAAGTCAATCAGGATTATTGCCGCCAGGGGAACTGTCCGCAGCCCGCGCTCAATTGAGCAAGGATCAGTACGATCAGGAGTACGAGTGCAGCTTTGAGGCAGCAATTCTAGGGGCGTTCTATGGTCAAGACCTTAGAGAAGCCACAGAAGAAGGCAGGATCACACAGGTTGATTACCAGCCCGAGGTTCCTGTGCATACGGCGTGGGACTTGGGCTACCGGGACGACACGGCTATCTGGTGGTATCAGGTCATCCGCAACGAAATCCACGTTATTGATTATTACGCTGTTAGCGGGGCAAACGTTGATGAACTAGGGGCGGTGGTTAAGTCGAAGCCTTACAAGTACGGAAAGCACTATCTACCACACGATGCCCGAGCCAAGACGCTTGCCAGTGGTGGCAAATCAGTTATTGAACAAATGGCAGAGCATCTAGGCATTAACAATATGGCGATAGTCCCCGATCTTGGGGTTCAAGATGGCATTCAAGCGGTGCGCCAGATGCTCCCCCAAACATGGTTTGATGAGGAACGATGCTTTGAGGGCATTGAGGCTTTACGTCAGTACCAGCGGGAATATGACGAGGACAAAAAGGCTTTTAGACAAACTCCAAGGCATGATTGGACAAGCCATCCTGCCGACGCTATGAGGATGTTGGCTATTGCTTGGCGTATTGAACCGCGAGTTAAACAACCAGACACGCACAAACCGCTGATGGTTGGCCCTGAGAACACAGTAACCTTAAACGATATGTGGGCGACCCACAAAACACACAGGAGCAGCAGATTATGAGTGGCGTATCCAATCCCTATCGCTATCAATATGAAACCGTTGCAGCATCGCAAACCGCGCAGGTTCTGGGCGGCACAGGCGCAGTTGGTGATTATGTCCACCGGCTGCTAATCAACGTTATTACCGTTGCCAGCGCCGGTGTAACGTTAATTGATGGCTCTACGTCAATTGTAATTAGCACCGCTGCATCTGCTCAACTGGGGCCACTTGACCTAGAACTAAATATGGCGGCTGTTACAGGGCCGTGGAAAATCACCACCGGGGCTGGCGCGACCGTGGTGGCTGTCGGGATATTCTCAGCATGAACAAAGCCGGTTTGTACGCCAATATTTTAGCCAAACAGGAACGTATTAAAGCTGGTTCTGGCGAGCGTATGCGTAAGCCCGGAAGCCCAGGTGCGCCCAATGCTGATGCTTTTAAAGAATCAGCAAAGACAGCAAAGAAGAAAAAATGACCGCTGCATGGCAACGCAAAGAAGGTAAAAACCCCGAGGGCGGGTTAAACGCCAAGGGCAGAGCCTCGTACAAAGCAGAAACGGGCGGGACGCTGAAACCGCCTGTAAAAGCTGGCGACAATCCCCGCAGAGCCTCATTCCTTGCCCGTATGGGCAATATGCCGGGGCCAATGGAAAAGAACGGGAAACCGACTCGCCTAGCTTTAGCGCTTAAAGCATGGGGCGCAAGCAGCAAAGAAGATGCCCAAGCCAAAGCAAGCGCCATTTCAAAACGGAATAAATAATGAAACAAACCACAACCGGCGTTGATAAATGGTTGAACATAGTCGCCACTTATGACGGAGACTTCAAGAAATGGGAAGCCCGAACGCAAAAGATTATCAAGCGTTACCGGGACGATAACCGCAGCGCAACAACTAATGAAACTGCAAAGTTCAACATTCTTTGGTCTAACGTTCAGACTTTAATCCCTGCGGTTTATGCTCGATTGCCAAAAGCAGACGTTTCCCGTAGGTTTGGCGATAACGACCCTGTGGGCAGGGTAGCCTCACAATTGATTGAGCGTGCGCTAGATTTTGAGGTTGAGCATTACCCCGATTTCCGCGCAACTATGAAGCATTGCGTTGAAGATCGTTTTCTTGGCGGGCGTGGTGTTGCTTGGGTGCGGTACGAACCGCATGTGCGGCAATTGGACATTCCTGAAGATGGACTAAGCATCACCGAGGACACCGACGAAGCCGGAATGCAGACAGACGCAACCGCTGGTCAAGTTGAGCCGCAGGAAGAAATTGAATACGAATGCGCTCCGACTGATTATGTTCACTGGAAAGACTTTGGGCATTCCATAGCGCGTACTTGGGAGGAAGTTACCTGTGTATGGCGGTGGGTTTATATGACCCGCGAATCCCTCATTGAACGATTTGGCGAAAAGGTTGGCAAAAACATCCCGTTTGACGCAGGCCCAGACACCCTAAAAACATACGGGCAATCCTCAAAAGAACACACCCGCGCCAAGATTTGCGAACTGTGGGACAAAGAATCAGGAAAAGTGGTTTGGTTCAGTAAGAACATGCCAGAGGTCATTGATGAACGGGATGATCCGCTAGGATTAGAGGGATTCTGGCCCTGCGCCCGTCCGCTTTACTCAACGATGACGAGCGACACCCTTGTCCCGGTTCCTGACTTTGTGCTGTACCAAGACCAAGCAGTCGAGCTAGACATACTCTCAGACCGTATAGACGGGCTTGTAAAGGCTTTGCGCGTCCGGGGTGTATATGACGCAAGCCAGCCAGCATTGCAGCGCCTGATGACTGAGGGCGAGAACAACGCGCTTATTCCTGTGGATAAGTGGATGGCGTTTGGCGAAAAAGGCGGGTTGAAGGGCAGTATCGACCTGCTGCCGCTGGACACCCTGGCTGATGCTTTGCTGCAATGCTACCGGGCAAGGACTGAAATTAAGAACCAGATTTACGAGATCACCGGGTTGTCAGACATTATTCGCGGCAGTTCGATGGCAAGCGAAACGGCTACGGCACAGCAAATCAAGGGGCAGTACGCATCTATTCGCTTGCGCTCCATGCAGGAAGATGTGGCTATGTTTGCCACCGAATTGCTCAGACTAAAAGCGCAGATTATTTGCAGCAAGTTCCAGCCTCAAACCATTTTGATGTATGCGGCAGCGCAACAAATGCAGCCCGCTGACCAGCAATTGATTCCCGAAGCCTTGCAACTTATGAAAGACAATCCTTTGCGGAGCTTCCGCATTGAAGTTGCCGCTGATTCTTTGGTGCAATTGGACGAAGCACAAACCAAACGCGACAGGATGGAGTTCATTCAAGCCTTTAGCGGTTTCTTGCGCGAAGCCTTGCCGGTAGCCCAAGCCAGCCCAGAAATCACCCCGATGTTGGTCGAGGTAATGAAGTTTGGCATTACGGCGTTTAAACAATCTAAACCAATTGAAGGCGCTTTGGATGCTGCGTTGGATCAGATGAAACAGAAACAGGCACAACCGCAACAACCTAAACCTGACCCTGAAATGATGAAGATGCAAGCACAGCAAGCATCCGATCAGGCTCGGGCGCAAGCAGATATACAAGCGGCACAAGCCAAATCACAGTTTGACGCGCAAATCCAACAAGCAAAGATTCAGGCTGATACGCAAATTGAGCAAATGAAAATTCAAGCGGCTGCACAAAGCGAAACACAACGCCAACAATATGACGCGGCAATGGCACAGCAAAAGCTGCAAACAGAAGAACAATTTAACCGCTGGAAAACGGAACTCGAAGCGGCAACTAAAATCATGGTTGCTCGTATCGGGGCAAATCCGGGGTTGGATATTCCGGCAATGGAAGCACAGCAAGCAGCGTCTGAGAAGATTACCTATGAACTCGGCAATCATGTTGCCGAAGCAATTAGCAGAATATCTGACATGCACGAATCCATGATGGGCAAACACGACCAGACCATGAATCAAATGGGCGGGATGATGCAAATGTTGTCTGCACCTAAACGGATTGTGCGTGGCCCTGACGGTAGAGCTGCTGGCGTGGAGATTGTCACGCAATGATAGTGACCACCACAAAGGGAGAAATGGACGATTCCTTGTTGGAAAAACGCGAGGGTGTTGTAGACAACGACAACGAAAACACAAACTGGATTGAATACTGGCTAGACGGGGAACTTGTCCATAGATCGGCGCATGTGCGTATGAAAAAGCCAATTGTTTCTATATCTGAAGTCGGAGGATTTAATGGCTAACAGCCAGGCAATGTGTACCAGTTTTAAAGGTGAAATTCTGTCGGGAATTCATGCGTTTGGAACTACCGTAATTAGGGCAGGAACCGGAGCCGACACCCTAAAAGCTGCTTTGTATCTAGCCTCCGGCAGTCAAGGGGCTGGAACAACGGCATACGCGGCAACAAATGAAGTTTCAGGCACTAACTATGTGGCTGGCGGCATTACTGTGACCAATGCAACAGCGCCCACTACAGGAGGAACGACAGGGTATTGGACACCAAGCGCAAGTTTTACTTGGACAAACGTTACCCTTGCCACAGCGTTTGACGCGGTGCTGGTTTACAACTCAACGCAATCAAACAAAGCAATCAGCGTTCACACGTTTGGCAGTCAAACCATCACGGCGGGAACATTTACGCTGACGATGCCAACAAATGATTTAACCAACGCACTTATCCGAATTGCTTAATTCATGGCACAAGGCGCATGGGACACAGGCACATGGGACGATGCCCTATGGGATAGCCTACCCATCACCGGCAATGTCGGAACGGGTAGCGCGGGCAACCTGGGCATCGCTGTTGAACAAACCCTTACCGGAGCTAACGCAACTGGAGCCGCAGGTACGGAATCTCCGGGCATTACTATTGCCATTACCGGAGTGCAAGCCACAGGAGCCGTTGGAAATGAAAGCGAAACGATTACCCTTGCTTTGTCTGGCGCACAAGCGACAGGTGCCACCGGGTCTGTCAGTTTGGCAGCGGGTGTTGCAATTACTGGGGTTGAAGCCACTGGTAGCGCCGGAACCGTTATTGCCTATGTCCCCCCCATCTTCATTGATGACACCCATGACGGTGACTATAAAAAGAAACGATGGGCAGAAGAACGTGCAAAGAAAGAGAAACGCAAGCAAGAAATCATCAACATCTACGAACGAATTGTTGAAGGCAAACCAGAAATTGCCGAAGAAATTGTTGCCCCGTTCATCAAAACTAAAGCTCGCGGACAACAAACCGCCGCAACAGTTCAACAAATAGATTTTGACAAGCTAATGCGTGATATTGCAAAGGTTGAGGCGCTCTACACAGAGCATATTGAAATGGACGACGAGGAAGTGCTGGCATTGCTATGACAAGAAAACGATGGATATATAAAAACGGTGAAGCCATTGAAATAGGTGAGCAACCTGTAAGTGAGTCTTTACATCAAATTATGCCTGATATTCAGCCGTATCAATCAATGGCTGATGGTTCAATGATTATGGGCAGGCGGCAGCACCGAGAACATTTGCGCGAACACAATTGTATTGAAATTGGCAATGAAGTAATGGAAACAAAAAGACCACAAAACACAGACAATCGGCGTGAAGTTTTACGGGCGCAACTTGCCAATATGACAAACCGCGATGCTGACAAAATCTTACACAAACTTCGAGAAGAAGCCCGATTTACCCGCCGTTAAACCCCCACAGGGAGAATTAAATGTCTGATGATCTGAATTCCATCGTACCCGTAGAAAACGCTGACGCTAGGCGCGATCTGCTTGAACAGCAATTTGAAGAAGCTGAACAAGAACCCGTTAAAGCAGAACGGGATGAAGCGGGGAAGTTTGCACAAAAGGCTGAACCTGAACCGGTTGAAGAACCCGTCTGGAAACGCCCACCGGCAAGCTGGAAAAAAGATTATCACGAGGACTGGAAAGCCGCGCCTGCGCGTATTCAGGAATATGCCTGGCAGCGCGAAGAACAAATGAAAGCGGGCCTAGAGCCTTTGCGAGCTAAAGAACAATTTGCCGATCAAATGCAAGAAGCGGTACAGCCTTATTTGCAAACAATTCAAGGTCTGGGAATTGATGCTCCCCGCGCAGTAAAGGCGTTGATGGAAGCCGATCACGCGCTCCGATTCAGCACACCTGACCAGAAATTGCAACTGTTTGGTAGACTTGCACAACAATACGGAGTAAATTTAGGTCAAATACAGGGTTTGCCACAACAAACCGCTGTTGATCCAATGGTTTATACGCTTCAAAACGAATTAAACTCAGTTCGCGGAGAGGTTAATAACTGGAAACAGCAACAAGAACAAGCACAGAATTCCGTCCTTCTTGGGGAAATTAACCAGTTTTCCCAGAAGGCTGAACATTTTGAAGAAGCCAGGCCCGTAATGATCCAACTCCTACAGAGTGGTGTTGCGACCGATCTTCAAGATGCGTATGACAAAGCATTACGCCTAGACTCGAACCTTTTTGAAGCAACTCAACAGAGCAAACAAGCCGAAGTTGATGCGGCTAAAAGGGCGGCAGCTACAAAAGCTGTCAAATCGGCAAGGGCGGCAGCGGTCAGCGTGAAAAGCTCCACACCCGGCGCTGTAACGACAACCAAAGCGCAAGACAGGCGTTCACTACTGGCAGAGCAATTTGATTCCATGAGTGAACGTTTTTGATTAATCTGATTAGGAGCAAATAAAATGGCATTCGCCAATAGCTCAATCAGCGACATCATTGCGACGAATATCCAAAGTCGTACCGGTGAGCTGGCTGACAACGTAACAAACAACAATGCACTACTTCGGCGCTTGAAGGAACGCGGGAACGTTAAAACGTTCTCCGGCGGTAACGTCATCCTTCAGGAAATTATGTATAACGATTCCACCACCAATAACACGAATTCTTATTCGGGTTATGAAGTGCTGAACGTCAGCCAGAACAGCCCGATTTCTTCGGCTCAATTCTCGATCACACAGTACGCGGCTGCTGTATCAATCAGCGGTCTGGAGATGATTCAGAACAGCGGCAAGGAAGCGATCATTGACCTGCTTGACGGTCGCATGAACGTGGCTGAAGCTCAACTGGCAAACCGTATCGGTTCTGATATTTATCTGGACGGAACCGGCAACAGCGGCAAAAACATTACCGGTTTGGGCGCTGCTGTACCAGATGCACCTAGCACTGGAACCTATGGCGGCATCAATCGTGCCAGCTTTACGTTCTGGCGTTCGGTGAAGTTTTCTGGGACAACGGATGGCGGTTCAGCAACTACTGCTTCCAATATCCAGCAATACATGGATTCCCTGGCGGTTCAACTGATTCGCGGTACGGATAAGCCGGATTTGATCGTTGCGGATAACAACTACTACCGTTTGTACTTGCAATCGCTTCAGTCGATTCAGCGCATTTCTGACTCTGGCAGTTCTTCTGCCGGTGCTGGTTTTGCATCGCTGAAATACTACGGCGCTGGCATGGCATCCGATGTTGTCCTTGACGGTGGTATTGGTTCTGCCGCAACTGCTAACCACATGTGGTTCCTGAATACCAAATACATGATGTTCAGACCGCATTCTGATCGGAACTTTGTGCCGATTGGTGGCGAGCGTCAAGCAATCAACCAAGACGCTGTTGTCAAGCTGATTGGTTGGGCAGGCAATCTTACTTCCAGCGGGCCGCAGTTCTGCGGCGTGCTGATTGCCTAAAGGAGATATAAAATGGCATATACATTTGATGACAATAAAGCCGGTCTGTTGCAAATTAACCAGCTTGACGCAGGCGTTACGATGGCTAATGGAACGAGTGCTATTCCGACTCCTCCGGCAACCTTGGGGCAGATTGAACGCGCTTTTGATCCGACGTATGGAGCAGGCGAGTTTATTCTGCTGGTTGGCGTAGCAAGCACGACTGTAGGTTCGCTGGTCACTTATGACGGCACGACCTATCAAACGACGCTGGCTGCAACAACTTCCAACCAAGCGCGTCCTGTAGCGGTGGCAATGTCTGCAAACACTGCTGGCTCTTTTGGCTGGTATCAGATTGAGGGCACTGCTGTTTGCGCTAAGTCAACCTCGTCTAACTTTGCGGCTACCGTAGCGGTAGGCGTGAAATCAACGGGTAAAGTTGGCGCAACGGGTTCGGGCAAAGAAATCCTTGGCGCTCGGACTGCAAACGCTGCAACGGTTGCCTCGGCTACAACCACAGTAAACGTGGTGATGAACCGTCCGCATCTGCAAGGTCGCATTACTTAACGAAAGGAAAGCGGGTCTGGGGACGCTCAGACTCGCAATCTCGCATGGATATTGAGATCATTTGCAATACTGACGATGCCGAGTTGTTTGGCAATGTTAGTTTGAATTCACGATCCTGCAATAAATGGATTACTGAACAGCCTGCCCATGATGGTCATGCCATCATTGTAGGTGGTGGCCCTTCGTTGGCTGAGTTTTTGCCAATGATTGAAAAACGCCGAGAATTGGGGCAAGTTATATTTGCTTTGAATGGAACGGCAAAGTTTTTGAACCGGCACAACATTGTTCCAGAATATCAAGTCATTCTGGACGCACGACCGGAAAACATTGATCTGATTGGCAAGGCTGAAGAATATCTAATTTCTTCGCAGTGTCATCCCACCTTGTTTGAATCGGTTGGAAATGTCACTACATGGCACCCCGCTATGGAAGGCATAGAAACACACCTTCCAGAGTATAAAAACGAATATGCATTGATAGGCGGTGGAACGACTGTCGGATTGTCAACGATGTGCCTTGCTTACACCCTTGGGTACAGGAAAATGCATTTGTTTGGCTATGATTCATCACACCGGCAAACGATGGGACACGCTTACTCCCAGTCAATGAACGCCAATGATGTTTTGTGCAAGGTCACGGTGAACGGCAAAGTCTTTACCAGTTCGCTCACAATGGCGCGGCAGGCTGAACTATTCCCTACGGTCTGCAATAACCTGATTGACCTTGGTTGCATCATTACGGTGGATGGTGATGGGCTAATCATGGAAGTAGTCAAATCCATGCGCCAGAACGCTGCACCTATGGAAGAAGATGAAAAATACCGGCAAATGTGGGCAATTCCCGCTTATCGGGACACAGCACCAGGCGAGTTGATTGCAGACACGTTTGTTAATGTCGCCAAAATTACAAAAGAAACAGTCATTGTAGATTTTGGCTGCGGCACTGGTCGAGGCGCAAAACGCATCCACGAGCTGACCGGCGCTCAAATGCGATTGGTTGATTTCTCACACAATTGCTTAGATAAAGGCGTTAATTTTCCCCTGACGATTGCTGATTTAACAAAGCCTATCGGGGTAAAAGGCGACATTGGATATTGCACCGACGTAATGGAACACATTGCCCCTGGAAACGTTGATGCAGTAATTGAAAACATTATGGAGTGCGTTGATTCCGCATTTTTTCAAATAAGTCTTGTGCCTGATAACATGGGGGCATTGATCGGGCAGCCGCTGCATTTGTCGGTATTTCCTTACAACTGGTGGTTAAATAAGTTTGCAGAATACAATGTGCTTTGGGCTGACTACAATTTACAAAACGCATATTTTTACCTTACAAAGGAGCATTAAATGGCTATCCCTTCACGAGTTCTGGCATCAGGTAATTCCCCGCTTGCAACCACAAGCATTTGCGGCGATGGCGCTACCGCGCTTGTAGCTACTGGTTCCACGATTGCAGACGCTTTGCAACTGTCGGCTGTATTTAACGCAATTACAACCAGCTCCGCATCAACCGGCGTTATTTTGCCGCCCACTGAAGCAGGCGCAATGATTGGCATCCGTAACGATTCGGGACAGACGATTACCGTTTATCCAAAATCGGGATCAACAATTAATGCTGGCGCTTCTACCTTGTCGGTTGCAACGGCAAAAACGGTAATTTTGTTTGCCACTAGCGCAACGACTTGGGCATCTGTATTGACTGCTTAATATGACAATCCCATCGCGGGTTCTTGGGGCCGGTGCGTCATCATTGATGACTGTTGCCATCTGTGGCGACGGTGTAGATGGTTTGACTGCAACCGGTTCCACCCGCGCTGATGCGTTGCAACTGAATAAGATTTACAACTCGGTTGATACGGCAGCGGCAGGAACGGGCGTTTTGTTGCCTCCAACACAAATGGGGGCAACGATTTACATTGCCAATTCCGGAGCGCACACAGTCAAGGTTTATCCATACGAAACCGCTACAACGGTGAATCAAACTACATCGGCATCTATTCCAAAAGATCACACAAGCATACTTTTTGCGGTAACGAATGCAATGTGGTACAGCATCAACGGAACTAAAACTTAATCCCCACAGGAGAAAACAAATGGCACTTGATACCGATATTAACAACGCAGATTCGCATCTTCATGTTGAATTTTATGAGCATGAAAAAGCGCCGTA